TCGAGGAGTTGCTGGCCAAGAAGGCCGGGATGGACGTGCGCTACTGGGAGGCGCAGTACATGCAGAACCCGGTCTCCGAGGAGGGCGCTCTTATTAAGCGCGAATGGTGGCAGATTTGGGACAAGGATGAACCGCCCCAGTGCGAGTTCACGATCATGAGTCTGGACGCGGCGCAGGAGTCCAACAACCGCTCTGACTACAACGCCCTGACGACGTGGGGTGTCTTCATGAATGAGGAGACCAACGCGTACAACATCATTCTCTTGAACGCGATCAAGAAGAGAATGGAGTTCCCGGAGCTTAAGAAGCTAGTCCTTGAGGAGTACAAGGAGTGGGAGCCAGACGCGTTCGTGGTGGAGAAGAAGAGTAACGGTGCGGCGCTGTATCAGGAGCTTCGCAGGATGGGCGTGCCTGTCGGAGAGTTTACTCCCGGCAAGGGGCAGGATAAGATCAGCCGGGTTAATGCCGTCTCTGATATGTTTTCTTCAGGGATGGTGTGGGCACCCGACCGGCGTTGGGCGCGGGAGGTCATCGAGGAGTGCAACGACTTTCCCAGCGGTACGAACGACGACTTGGTGGACTCCACGACTCAGGCACTGATGCGGTTTCGGCAGGGCGGGTTTATTCGACTTCCGTCTGATGAGCCGGAGGAAATTCAATGGTTCCGCAGCCCCCGCAAGGAACGGTTCTACACGGTTTAAGGAATTGATATGGCCACTAGCTCAATGGACAAAGCTCTCTACGGCGCACCGACTGGTCTGGGCATGATGCCCGAGCCGGACATCGAGATTGAGATTGAGAACCCGGACGAGGTGAACATCGGCATGGACGGGCTGGAGATTCAGCTTACGCCAGAGCCAAAGAGTGGTGGCGACTTTGACGCCAACCTCGCCGAGTTCATGGACGAGCGCGAGCTTCAGTCACTGGGCGAAGAGCTGGTCGCTGATTTTGAGAAAGATGTTGGTGATCGCAAAGACTGGATCACGACGTATGTGGATGGTCTCAAACTCCTAGGGCTGAAGTACGAGGAACGCACTGAGCCGTGGAACGGGGCGTGCGGTGTGTTTCACCCGATGCTCACCGAGTCGGTGGTCAGGTTCCAGTCCGAGGGTATTACTGAGACGTTCCCGGCTGCTGGCCCGGTCAAGACGGTGATCATCGGCAAGGACACCCCCGAGAAGGAAGAAGCTGCCGCCCGCGTGCGCGCGGATATGAACTACCAGCTCACCGAGGTGATGTACGAGTACCGCCCCGAGCACGAGAAGATGCTGTGGAACCTGCCGATTGCAGGTAGCGCGTTCAAGAAGGTCTACTTCGATCCGAGCCTTGGTCGCCAAGTGGCGGTGTTTATTCCCGCCGAAGACATCGTTGTGCCCTACGGCGCGAGTAATTTGGAGACTGCCGAGCGCGTTACGCACGTCATGCGTAAGACCGAGAACGAGGTGACCAAGCTGATGGAGGCTGGGTTCTACCGCGACGTGGAGCTAGGCGAGCCGACGTATCAGTTGGACGACATCGAGAAGCAAAAGGCCGAAGAGATGGGCATGAGCGCCATCCAAGACGAGCGCTATCGCATGCTGGAGATGCACGTCAACCTCGACCTCAAGGGCTACGAGGACAAGAAGAAGGGCAAGCCCACGGGCATCGCACTGCCGTACGTGGTGACTGTTGAGAAGGGCACGCGCAAGATTTTGGCGATCCGTAGGAATTGGTATGAAGACGACAAGCTGCACCTCAAGCGACAACACTTCGTCCATTACCAGTACATTCCCGGGTTTGGTTTCTACGGCTATGGCCTCATCCACCTCATCGGGGGTTATGCCAAGAGCGCGACGATGCTTATCCGGCAGCTTGTTGACGCTGGTACTTTGTCTAACCTCCCCGGCGGTCTCAAATCGCGGGGTCTACGCATTAAGGGAGATGACACCCCCATCGCACCGGGAGAGTTCCGAGACGTAGATGTCCCGTCCGGTTCGATCCGCGACAACATCCTGCCGCTGCCCTACAAGGAACCGAGCCAAGTTCTGATGGGGTTGTTCAACCAGATCGTGCAGGAGGGCCGCTCGTTTGCTTCGGCGGGTGACATGAACGTCAGTGACATGTCCGCGCAGGCACCGGTGGGTACCACTCTGGCGATTCTTGAGCGCACCCTGAAGGTGATGGGCGCAGTTCAAGCCCGGATGCACTTCACGATGAAACAGGAGTTCAAGCTCCTGAAGGTCATCATCGCTGACTACACCTCCGAAGACTACACGTACGAGCCGGAGGAAGGTGACGCCCGGGCCAAGCGTTCGGACTACGACACGGTGGACGTGATCCCGGTGAGTGACCCCAACGCCGCAACCATGGCGCAGAAGATCGTGCAGTACCAAGCGGTCTTTCAACTGGCCCAATCTGCCCCCCAGTACTACGACATGCCCCTGCTGCACCGCCAGATGATCGAGGTGTTGGGCGTGAAGAACGCTGCCAAGCTCGTGCCGATTGAGGACGACATGGTGCCGACGGACCCGGTGCAGGAGAACCAGAACCTGCTGACTATGAAGCCGGTCAAGGCGTTCATTGAGCAGAACCATCAGGCGCACATCCAGACGCACATGGCTGCCATCCAGAACCCGAAGATTCAACAGCTCATGCAGATGAACCCGCAGGCTCAGGCCATCATGGCCACAGCCATGGCGCACATCAACGAGCACATTGCGCTGGAGTACCGTCGTCAGGTGGAAGAGCAGATTGGCCTGCTGCCTAGCGAAGAGCAGAACAAGAAGGTTCCGCCCGAGATGGCCGACCAGATTGCCATCGCAGCAGCGCAGGCCACGGCTCAGATCACTCAGCGCGATACGCAGCAGGCTCAGCAGGCAGCGGCTCAGCAGCAGATGCAGGACCCCGTCGTCCAGATGCAGATGCAGGAGTTGCAGCTCAAGCAGCAGGACCTCCAACTGAAGGCCCAGAAGCAGCAGATCGAGGCTGCAGCCAAGGCCGATCAGATTCGCGTGGAGGAAGCGCGGATCGCGGCTCAAAAAGAGATCGCTGCCATGCAGGTCGCGGCTACCGCCGCTGCACAGAAAGACAAAGCGAATCGTCAACAAGAGACGGAAGGAGTTCGCATGGGCTTGGACGCTGCCAAACACCGCGCCCAGATGGTCATGCAGCAAGCGCAACGGGCCGCGCAACAAAGGTCTAGCAACAAACCGAAGAAAGGTAACGATTGAACGAGTATCGAGTTTTAGCTCTCATACAGGCGGAGATTGAAAAACTTCGCCAAGAACAAACCGCGTTCTTGGCTGCTAGTCGCGCCGATACGTATGACGAGTACAAGAAAGTCTGTGGGGTAATCCGGGGTCTAAACCTAGCAGACAACATCATCAACGACCTCGTGCAACGAATGGAGACATCTGATGACTGAGTTTGACGTGCAGGCGATTGATCTGTCGGGTTTGCTCAACAAGCCCGCTGAAGAAAAAGCCAAACAGCTTCCTGACCCCAGGACTTTCCACCTTCTGTGCGTCGTCCCGGAAGCGATGGAAGAGTATTCCGACAGCGAAGTTGGTCTGCTCAAAGACTCCAAAACGATGCACTACGAAGAGGTTCTGACCCCCGTGCTGTTCGTTGTCAAAGTTGGCCCCGACGCTTACAAGGACACTACCCGCTTCCCCAGTGGCCCGTCGTGCAAGCAAGGTGATTTCATCATCGTGCGCCCCAATTCAGGCACCCGCCTGAAGATTCACGGTCGAGAGTTCCGCATCATCAATGATGATTCGGTCGAAGCCGTTGTTGAAGACCCGCGTGGGATTACCCGCGCTGCTTAAGGAGCAACTATGCCGCTACCCAAGTTTGAAGGTGAAGAATTCGAGTTTCCGGACGAGAAAGAAGCCAAAGAGAAAGTGAAAGCCGAAGAATCGGCTGACGAAGATTTCAAAGTTGAGATCGAAGACGATACCCCGCCGGAAGACCGTGGGCGTAAAGTCGCTCCACCGCCCGAAGACCCCTCTGATGAGGAACTCGCTTCCTACGACGAAAAAGTCCAAGCTCGGATTAAGAAGTTCACTCGTGGCTACCACGATGAGCGTCGCGCCAAAGAAGCAGCCTTGCGTGAGCGGGAAGCGGCAGAACAATTTGCCAAGCAGGTGTATGAAGAGAACAAACGCCTGCAAAAACAGCTTGCCGAAGGCAGTCAAGTCTTCATTGAGCAGTCCAAAACTGCGGCAGCCACTGAGCTACAAGTAGCTAAAAAGAAGTATAAAGAAGCCTACGAGGCGGCTGATACTGACGCTATTGTTGAAGCGCAGGAAGAAATCGCCAAGGCTGCTCTGAGGCTCCAGCAGACCGAGCAGATGAAGCCCGTCGAAGAGCGCGAGATGGAGTTCAAACCCGCCGCTGCTCCCGCTGCCGACGACAACATGACCCCGCGTACCAAGCAGTGGGTCAGCGCAAACAAGAGCTGGTTTGGGCAGTCTGGCTACGAAGATATGACTATGATGGCCATGGGGCTTGACAAAAAGCTCCAGCAGAAATATGGTCCTGACTACGTCGGTAGTGAGGAATATTTCCGCACCATCGACAAAACGATGCGCAAACGATTCCCCGAACACTTCGACGACGAAGACGGGAGCTATGAGGAAGAGACGCCGCCTCAAAATAAAAAGGCAGAACCGGCTGACGAGGATGACATCCCGCGCCGTGCAACAAAACCCGCTGCGGTCGTAGCTCCGGCTACTCGTAGCACCCCGCCTAACCGCGTAAAGCTCAAGGCGTCTCAAGTTTCGCTGGCGCGCAAACTTGGGATTACTCCGGAAGCGTACGCTAAACAGGTTGCTTTACTTAATCGAGGTGAATAATGGAACAGCAGGCTCAACCCCAAAATCGGCTTAAGCGTGAACTGGAAGCCCGCGAGAAGACGCAGATGCGTCCTCAAGCATGGCGTCCGCCCGAGACGCTCCCCATGCCGGATGAACGTCCGGGTTGGAGACATCGGTACATCCGCATCAGTACGATGGGCACCGCTGACCCCAGCAACATCTCCTCTAAGTTGCGCGAAGGATATGAACCCGTGAAAGCGGAAGACTATCCCGAGCTAATGATGCACGCAACCACGGAAGGTCGCTTTAAGGGCGGCATTGAAGTGGGTGGACTGTTGCTCTGCCGTATTCCGACTGAGTTTCTGGAACAGCGTATGAAATACTACGACAGCCAGAACCAAGCCCAGATGGAGTCGGTGGACAACAACTTCCTTCGTGAGAGTGATCCTCGGATGCCTCTTTTCTCTGACAAGAAGTCCAAGGTCACTTTCGGGTCTGGTTCTTAAATTTAGGAGTCTTTAATGGCTTATCCCACCATCGACAAGCCGTATGGCTTGAAGCCGATCAATCTGATCGGCGGTCAGGTGTTCGCCGGACAAACTCGCCAATACCAAATTAACCCCGCCGGGTTCGCTGGTAACATCTTTTATGGAGATGTGGTGAAGATTGTTTCGACGGGCTACATCGAAAAAGATACTGGTCAAGCGACCGCCACTCCCGTGGGTATCTTCCAAGGCTGTTCTTACGTTAACGCGCAAGGACAAGTCATCTTCGCGCAGTACTACCCCACCGGGTACGCTGCGCCGACCGGCACCGTCATCACTGCATACGTGCAAGATGACCCGGACCTGCTGTTTAAGGCAGTTCTGGTTGCTGGTACTACTGAAGATGGCAACGGCCTAACCCCGGCTTATCTGGGCCGCACCATGATTGGCAGCAATGCCGAGTTGGTGCAGAACTCTGGTTTGACCGCGACTGGTGATAGCCGCATCGGTATTTTTACCACTGCTGGCGCAACCACCACCGCGTCTCTCCCGATTCGCATCATTGATGTGGTTCCTGATACCGCTAACTCGTCTGGTAACTTTGTTGAAGTGATCTGCAAGTGGAACGCTCCTTACGTGGTCTCTGCGACTACTGAATCTGGCGGCGTTTACACCACCACTAGCACGGTTACCGGCGGACATCAGTACCTCAACCCCGTTGGCGTCTAATCGAAGGAGTAATTAAAAATGGCTATTTCACGCGCACAACTGCTGAAAGAGCTGCTCCCCGGTCTGAACGCCTTGTTCGGCATGGAGTACGCTCGCTACGGCGAAGAACACAAGGAAATCTACGAGACCGAGACTTCCGAGCGTTCCTTCGAAGAAGAAACCAAGCTGTCTGGCTTCTCCGCCGCTCCGGTGAAGAACGAAGGCTCTGCGATTGCTTATGACAACGCGCAGGAAGCTTGGTCCACCCGCTATACGCACGAAACCATCGCTCTGGGTTTCTCGATCACCGAGGAAGCCATCGAAGACAACCTGTACGACAGCCTGTCTGCTCGTTACACCAAGTCGCTGGCTCGTGCCATGGCTTACACCAAGCAGGTTAAAGCTGCTGCGGTGCTGAACAACGGCTTCTCCAGCACCTACCCCGGTGGTGATGGCGTCTCCCTGTTCAACGCGAACCACCCGCTGATCTCCGGCGGCGTGAACAGCAACACCCCGTCTACCCAAGTGGACCTGAACGAGACTTCTCTGGAAGCCGCCGTTATTCAGATCGCCGCTTGGACGGACGAACGTGGCCTGCTGATCGCTGCCAAGCCCAAGAAGATGGTTGTTCCCCCGAGCCTGATGTTCGTTGCCAAGCGTCTGCTGGACACCGAACTGCGGGTTGCCACCGCCGATAACGACATCAACGCTATCAAGCAGATGGGCGCTATCCCCGAGGGCTACACGGTCAACCACTTCCTGACCGACCCCAACGCTTGGTTCCTGACCACTGACGTTCCCAACGGTATGAAGCACTTCGTGCGCACCCCGCTGCAGAACTCTATGGACGGGGACTTCGACACGGGCAACGTCCGTTACAAGGCCCGCGAGCGTTACTCCTTTGGTTGGAGCGATCCGCTCGGAATGTGGGGTTCGTCTGGTTCGACCTGATACTTTGGTATCCAAAAAGAGGGGGCTTCGGCCCCCTTTTTCTTTTTCTCTTGTGTTATTCGTTCAATTTAGGGCACACTACGGGTCGGGCACTCCCGCCCGATACACACACTGGAGTACACACATGAACGCCTTTGAACTTCGTTTCTCTATGCTGCAAACCGCACGCGAAATGCTTGAGGCCGAGTACCACGCCAAGAAGTCTCACGATGAGACCACCACGTGGCCGACTCTTGAGCAAGTTTTGGAGCGGGCACGAGCGCTTAACAATTTCGTAAGCGATAAATGACGGAAGGGGCCTTGTGCCCCTTTTTCTTTTGCTGTATATTGGCCCCATTCCGGGGTTCCCGGCGTCTCTGACAGTCCCGGCTGACGACATGCAGACAGAGCGCCCAAACGAATACTCGCATGTGAGGAAATCATGGCACGTACTACGTTCAACGGCCCAGTCGCATCTGACAACGGCTTCGTCTTCCCGACCGCCACCGCCGCCGTTCTTGGCGATGCCGCCGACGCGGTCAACACCATCAATAAGACTGTTGGTAAGACCGTTCAGGACATCGCTACCGGCATCATCTATGTTGCCACCGGCACCTCCGCGACCTCGGCTTGGAAGGGCTCCAACGCATCCACCGTTACCCCGTCTTAATAGGAGGCCGACATGGCCATGCAATACGAAGTTAAGGCTGCGTATACGGCTTCTGACGCGGCGATCCACACGGTGGTAATCCCCGGCGAAGGCATTCGCGCTCTTAACGGAGTGTTCTGCGATACGGGTGATGCCGCCGCAGTCACGATCTTCTATGGCTAAGTCACCTGCATGGACTCGCAAAGAAGGCAAGAACCCCAAAGGTGGCTTGAACGCCAAGGGGCGCGCCTCTGCGAAGGCCCAAGGGATGAATTTAAAACCTCCGCAACCAGAGGGCGGGTCAAGGCGCGACTCCTTCTGCGCGAGGATGAGTGGTATGAAAAAGAAGCTCACCTCAGCAAAGACCGCGAAAGACCCAAACTCCCGGATTAATAAATCGCTGAGAGCATGGAAGTGCTGATATGGCTGATACGGAATTAACTGACCGCGAGCGTTTAATTGCCAAAGAAGCAGCAAAGCTTGCGCTTGAGGAACTCTCCGGTGAGTTCTACAAGAAGGTAGGCAAGACTGTTGTTGAGAAGCTGCTGATCTGGGTCGGCATGCTGGTTGTTGGCTTTGTGTTGGGCAAAGGCTGGATCGTTAAGGTCTGATATGCCGAGCAAGACTAGAGCACAGCACAACTTGATGGCGATGGTCGCCAATGATGCCGCCGCTGCGAAGCGTGTGGGCGTTCCCCAATCTGTCGGCAAAGAGTTCGTCAAAGCTGACAAGGGTCTGAAGTTTGGCAAGGGTAGCACCCGCGCCGATCTCCAGAAAATCAACCGCCCTGACACCCGTCACGGCAAATCTGAACTTTTTGCAAAAGGTGGCGATATGAAAGAATCCAAGAAAATGATTGGTCAAGAGCTGGCCTTCATGAAGAAGAAGGGCGCTCCCAAGGCCATGGTCAAGCATGAGATGGCTGAAGCCAAGATGGCCAACGGTGGCATCACCAAGGCCAAGATGGGCGCAGTCAAGACCGCAGCCCCCAGCCGTGACGGCGTCGCTGCCAAAGGCAAGACCAAGGGCACCATGGTCAAGATGGGCGCTGCCAAGCCTCTGGGCATGAAGCGCGGCGGCAAAGCCTGCTGATAAGGAGTCCACCATGGACATGCTGGAAAAGAGAAAACCCGCCGTTAAAGACGGCGTCTACGACCCAGACTCGGGCACGCCGCCTCCGCAAGACATTGACGGTGGCTCGGTCAGGACCCCTCCCAAGGCACCTAAGCCCAAGAAAATGGCTTCCGGTGGTTCCGCTTCTTCGCGTGCCGACGGCTGCGCTCAGCGCGGTAAGACTCGCGGAAGGATGGTGTGACGTGAAAAAAGCTAGACGATACGCCGAAGGCGGCTACGCCGATACCGAAGACAGCGCGCATGACATGCCTGCTCCGAGGGAGTCCATGGCAGAAGCAGCGCGATTGGTTTCTCCTGAAAAAGAAGAAAAGTCAGAGACCTTCAAAGAGGCGTTTAGCAAAGCGCGCCGCGACGGCAAAACCTATTCCACGAAAGTGGCAGGTGAGTCCAAATCAGAGACCAAAGCAACTACCCCGCCAGAGCGTAAGTCCACCCCGAGTGTAGAGTCTAAGCCTGCGGCCCGTACTACGAGTTTTCCTTCCGGGTCGTTGGCGGGTCGGATTGCCAAATCGCAAGGCGCGGTTAGCACTGTTCCGGAGCCTACCGACGCTCCGGTCGGAGAAAAGAGTGCTCGACAACGTCAGGAGACCATGGATATGTTCTCTCGCATGGGCAAAAAATTCCAGCGGCACATGGGCACTCAAGAGACGCGGGACCGCCTGAAAGCCGAAGGCTACGCCAAAGGCGGTATGACTGCTTCCAAACGCGCTGACGGTATTGCCTCTCGCGGCAAGACCAAGTGCAAGATGTATTGAGGCCGCCATCATGATGGCCAGCCGTGGTATGGGCGCAATCCGACCCAGCAAAATGCCGGGGGCTAAGAAAAAGCCCCGGCGAGATGACACCGACTTCACGCAGTATGCTGAGGGTGGAAAAGTAAACGCGGCTGGCAACTACACCAAACCCGGTCTGCGCAAGCGGATCGTGTCGCAGGTAAAGGCCGCAGCCACCCACGGCACCGGCGCAGGTCAATGGTCAGCCCGCAAGGCGCAGCTTGTCGCTAAGAAGTACAAGGCGGCAGGCGGGGGGTACCGAGATTGAAAGCGCCCCAACAGTCATTGAAGGCTTGGGGCGACCAGAAGTGGAGGACCAAAAGTGGTAAACCGTCTAGTAAAACTGGTGAGCGATACCTTCCAGAAGCTGCGATCAAAAGTCTCAGCCCTGCTGAGTACGCTGCAACAACGCGTGCGAAACGTGCGGGGAAAGCCGCCGGAAAACAATTCGTAGCCCAGCCAAAAGGCATAGCTAAGAAAACAGCGAGGTTTCGATAATGGCAACCACCTCCGGCGCTTCCGCGTTTAACCTTGACCTGTCTGAACTGGTCGAGGAGGCTTTTGAGCGGGCCGGTTCGGAGATGCGCACGGGCTACGACTTGCGTACGGCTCGTCGCAGTTTAAACATCATGTTTGCCGACTGGGCAAACCGTGGCATCAACTTGTGGACGATCGAGCAGGGCACGATTGATCTGGTTCAAGGCCAGAACACCTATGCCTTGCCCACCGACACGGTGGATCTGATTGAGCATGTCATCCGCACGGGCGCAAACGTAGCAGCTACTCAAGCCGACCTGACCATCACGCGTATTAGTGTTTCTACTTACGCCACGCTGCCCAACAAGCTGCAACAAGCCCGCCCGATTCAGGTCTGGGTTCAGCGTTATAACGGACAACAAAGCCCGACGGGCCTGACGCTAAACGGCACCATCAACTCGTCGGCAACCCAGATCACCCTGAACTCTGTGGTGGGCTTGCCCGCTGCCGGGTTCGTGAAGATTGATTCTGAGATCATCAACTACGGGTACATCGACGGCAACACGCTGTACAACTGCTTCCGCGCACAGGCCAACACGACGGCTGCGTCGCATACCACCGGTGCCTCGGTTTACTGGCAGCAGCTTCCGGCGGTCACGGTGTGGCCCACCCCGGACAACGCCCAGAGCTACCAGTTTGTGTACTGGCGGCTTCGTCGCACGCAAGATGCGGGCGGCGGTGTAAACGTCATGGATGTCCCGTTCCGGTTTATCCCATGCATGGCAGCGGGTCTGGCCTACTATATTGCCACTAAAGTAACAGGCGGCATGGAGCGTTTGCCCGTCCTGAAGGCTCAATACGATGAGGCTTGGGAGCTTGCGGCGCAGGAAGACCACGAGAAGGCTCCGATCCGGTTCGTGCCCCGCCAGCAGTTCATTGGGAGCACGTATTAATGGGCAATAGGTTTGCCAGCGGCAAGTATGCAATTGCCCAGTGCGACCGCTGCGATCAGCGGTTCAAACTGTCGTTGCTGCGCCGTGAGGTAGTCAAGACCAAGAACTATGAGTTGTTGGTCTGCCCGGAGTGCTGGGACCCCGATCAGCCGCAGTTGCAGTTGGGCATGTATCCTGTGGACGACCCACAGGGCCTGAGAAATCCTCGCCCGGACCGCAGCTACAGGCTGTCTGGCACAAGTGGTTTGCAGATCACGACTGGCGGAGGACCGAATGGTACTGGATCAGTCGAGCAGGGCAGTCGCATCTTTCAATGGGGCTGGGCTCCGGTAGGTGGTAGTAAGTTTTTTGATGCCGCTTTGACCCCTAACAACTTGGTTTTATCTGTGCAATTGGGTACAGTATCGGTATCCACGACGTAAGGAGTGAACATGGACGCGAAGAAAGCCGTGCGAAAGCACGAACAGAATATGCACCCCGGCCAGAAGCCGACCAAACTGAAGGCTGGCGGCAAGACCAACGCTGACATGCTCAAGTACGGGCGCAACATGGCCAAGGTCATGAACCAGCGCAGCCCCGGTCGCAAGGGAGGCTGACATGCATAGCCAAGACGAATTCAAATATTTCCCGGCGGATACTAAAGACCCCATCGGGAAATACATTCAGCCCAAGGTGTATCCGTCGGTTGTAGTGGGTGAAGAGCCCGCCAAAGAGACGATGCGCAAGGCCAACGTGTCTGTGGCAAATACCCGCAGCAACGACTACCCTCCGACCAAAACCAGCGGCACGCAAATGCGTGGTGGTGGCGCGGCCACGAAGGGTAAGATGTCTCGCGGCCCGATGGCGTAATATGAACTACACCGAGTTGACCGCTGCAATCTGCGATTACACGCAGAACTTTGAATCGGACTTTGTTGCGAACATCCCGTTGTTCGTGCAGCAGGCCGAGCAGCGCATCTACAACACGGTGCAGTTCCCCTCGCTTCGCAAGAACGTCACGGGGTCCGCGTCTGCCAACAACAAATATCTGTCTTGCCCGACGGACTTCCTGTCCGTGTATTCGATGGCGGTTGTAACAGGTGTTACAGGCGGAGACATCAATACCGGCACGTATGAGTACCTGTTGAACAAGGATGTGAACTTCATCCGGCAGGCGTACCCATCTCCGAACGACACGGGGACTCCCAAGTATTACGCGCTGTTTGGCCCGACGGTGGCAGGTGCAACAATCTCTGACGAACTGAGCTTCATCCTTGGCCCCACGCCGGATGCGGCGTACAACGTCGAGCTGCATTACTACTACTACCCTGAGTCGATTTCCGTGGCTGCGGATGGTCGCACTTGGCTGGGTGATAACTTTGAGACGGTGCTGTTGTACGGCTCTTTGATTGAGGCGTACACATTCATGAAGGGCGAGGCGGACATGCTGGCCCTGTACGACGGCAAATACAAAGAGGCGTTGGCTCTGGCCTCTCGTCTGGGCAACGGCCTGGAGCGCAGCGACGCATATCGTAGTGGTCAGGCTCGTTTGATGCCTTTGCCGCAAAATAGCGGGGTCCAGTGATGGCGTTTACGGGTAACTATTCCTGCAACACGCTGCGGTCTGGTCTTGCCAACGGCACGATCAACTTCGCGTCCGACACGTTCTATCTGGCGTTGTACACCAATGCGGCTACACTTGACCAAACTACCACTGCTTACACCACGACGGGTGAGGCATCGGGCGGCAATTATGTTGCTGCTGGCCAGATTGTCACGGCTACGGTTTCATCGGAGACGACCACGACGGGCAGCATCACGTATGTGAACTTCTCGTCCCCTGCGTGGACCGGCGTGATCACGGCGCGTGGCGCTTTGATCTACACGCCCGGTGATAACGGGGCTGTATGCGTGCTGGACTTTGGCTCGGACAAAACCTCCACCACTTCTTTCACTGTGCAGATGCCGGCCAACACCGCAACTTCTGCTTTAATTCGGCTTGTTTAAGGAGCAATCATGCAAAAAGAGCTTTCCAACTTTGGCGATCATGCACAGGTGACCATGCAGTCCAACGTCGTTGGCGCTGAGTCTGTTGGGATTGAAGGCCACTACCATGTGGTGTGCCATGACGCTGATGGCAACATCAAGTGGGAAGAGAAGTTCCCCAATCTGGTCAACGCTGTTGGTAAAGAACTGATGCTGGACACCCTGCTGTCTGGTACGTCCTACACCACTGTGGGTCCGTTCCTTGGTCTGATCTCTGGCGCAAGCCCGACGTTTGCTGCTGCTGACACGATGGCTTCGCATGGCGGCTGGACTGAGTTCACCAACTACACTGTGGGTGGTTCGGCTGTGCGGGGCACGGCATCGTTTAGCGCTGCAACCTCGACGGGTACCACGCCTACCAACGTGACGACCAAGACCGCTACTGCGATCACCTACACCATTACGGGTGGCGGTGGCACGGTGGGTGGTTGCTTCTTGGTGACTGGCTCTGGCGCATCTTCGACGCAGAGCAACACCTCGGGCACGCTGTATAGCGCAGGCGCTTTTGCCGTAGCAAAGGTCACCACGGCTGGCGACACCGTTAGCGTTACCTACAGCACGACCGCAACCTCCTAAATAAAGGAGTCTTAAATGGCTCTGGTCCTTGCAAACCGTGTCCAAGAATCGGCCACGGCGAATACGACTGTAAGCTTCACGCTTACTGGCGCGGTAGCTGGCTTTCAGACGTTCGCTGTTGTTGGCGATACCAACACCACCTACTACTCGGCAACTGATTCATCGGGTAACTGGGAGGTGGGCCTTGGCACGTACTCCACGACCGGGCCAACACTGACGCGCACGACGATCTATGCCTCCAGCAACGGGGGCAGTGCGGTCACCTTCTCGGGTGCTGTGAACGTCTTCGTCACTTACCCGTCGGGCAAATCGGTCAATCTGGACGGCAGCGGCAACGTCTCTGCGCTGGGGACTGTGGCCTCTGGTACGTGGCAGGGTTCAACCATTGGTGCGGCATATGGTGGCACGGGGGTTACCGCTTCGTCCGGTGCCAACTCTGTGGTGCTGCGTGATGCGGACCAGAACATCACGGCCAACCGGGTTAACCAATCAAACACAAACACCACGGCTGCCGGTGGCACCACGGTGTTGACCACGGCGTCGAGCTACATACAGTCGCTTGTTGGAACCGGCGGCCAGACCTACGCGCTGCCTGATGCAACCACCCTGACCACCGGGGTAGCGTTCATCTTCAACAACCTCG